GGAGTGCCAAAGTTTCTTGGTCTATAGCATAAATAAACGACAGACCTGATTTTGGGATTTTTTCTCTCTTTTCTTGATTCAACACCACAGTGAATAGTTCTTGAATCCCAGAAAACTAAACTGCCTTTTGGGCATTTGATAAATTTTTTAACACATTTATGGTCAATATAGAATTGTTCTTGTTCTCTTGTAAGCTTATACCAATCTCCTGGGGTTTGAGAATCGGGAAATGTTTCTGCGAATTTTTTATGTAATTTGTGACTTCCTTCGTAAAAGGTCAAAGTAGCATCATTTCTCTCAACATTATTTCCAGTAACCCAACTTTGAATACATTCTAATTCATTTCTTTTATAACTTTGGTCAGTATGATACCATGTATTGCCTCTGAAATATCCTCTTTTGGTAATTTCATGTGGAAGGTGAAAGCTAAATCCATCAAAACTAACTAATAGTTCTTCTGGCTGACACTCCCAATAATGAGCGAAAATATCAACAATTTTGAGATTTTGTCTCAAATCCCATGTAACTTGGCTATGTCCAACGCCCCAATGTTGAATGAGCATAGAATGATTAGGATATAACTTCCAAAATTCTTTCCAAGTTTTATCATTATTTCTATCAATAGGTACTTGCCAATCTTGTGTAATATGTTCAAAGAAGTTCCATTGTCCTGAGACCATATCTCGACATTCCTTTTCGTTCAATACATTTGGTATAATAGCAACACCATATTTATTTAATGTTTGTTTTAAAGTTTCTTTAGAACAACTATATCGATTATATAAATACTCCATCGTTTATATAAATGGTAGTATGATTATTTAATTCAATTTTATAAAATATCAGATAATATATATATATGTCTAATAAAACAAGAAAGAAAAAAATAAGTAAAAATCAAAAAAAAGGAGAAATAAATTATAATTCTTCTATGAAAAGAGCAAAAGGAGGTCCAAATAGGGTTCAATTAAATAATCATATTATGTATCCTTTTAGTTATAGAAATAAAAAAAATGATAAAAAATATAAAGGACATTTTACATTAGTAAAAAATCCAGAAAAAGGTAGTCCAAATAATTGGTGTTGGAATGATTCAACTATATTAGAAGATGATGAATTAGTAAAAGAATATAAATTGGAAAAAACAATAACGGGAGATGGAAAAACAAATTTTTGTTGTCCTTTAAATAATGATGGAATACCAAAAGTGCCATATCGAGGATATTGTGAGAAACCAATATTATATAATGAGAATTGTAAAGGAGGATATGGTGAGTCTCGTGGAGTAGGAGATGAATTTTGTTGTACTAAAGATGAAATTTATGATTATGAAATAGGGGAATGTAGAGTAAATAATCTAGGAAATAAAGGAAAAAAAAGAGCATTAAAATTTGCTCAAAAGGGAGTAAAGATAATAGGAAAATCAGGAGTATACGCAGGATATGCTGGTGCGGCAACAGCAGCAGGTGCTGCTTGTATTGCGAGTGTAGTATGTGCTATAATAGTCCCAGTAGTAATGCTTATTACATCAGGAATAAGTTATAGAATGCTTGCGAAATCATTTAAAAAAAATGATAAACTTCTGGAAGATATGAAACAAAGTAGTGAAAAAACATTAAATGATTTAAGAAGAATAGAAATAAATGAAGGTGATAAATATAATGAAGAACAAGTATTAAAAGCAACAAGATTAATAGAAGCATTAAATGACATACGTAAAAAATATCAACCAAGAGATTTAAAAGTTAAAGAAAAATGTGGATTAATGTTGTCAAATGAAGAAGAAAAAGCTTATATTCCAACAGGACAGGTATTGGATATAATGGAAAAAACAATAGATGGAAATAAAATAAAATTTGCGAAAGTCAAATATCAAATATCTCCTCCAAAGATTAGAAAAAAATCTCAAAAAAGCACAAAAAAGAAAGCGAACCGTATAGCAAAATATAATACAACTTTAAACCTAATTTTAGCTTTAGATATTGATCCTCCAGATGATATAAAAAAAATACAAAAAATAGCAGAATCAGAAAATAGAGAAATAACAGATGAAGAATATGAAAAACAATTCAATATATTAGATAATCTTATAAGAAATAAAAAACAAAGACAAAATAAAGATAAAATATTAGAAATTACATTACCATTTGCTTTTTTGAGAAAAAGAGAAAATAGAGGATTAATTTCTATGATTAAATTATTATTTTCAGAATATAAAAAGGCAGGTGGTAAAATTCAAAAATTAATGTTAAAGGCAAAAAAATTTTTGAATGAAATAGATAATGATGAGAATAATTTAGGGTCTAATGTTCATCATCCAATATTAGGAACAAATGGTAGAATAATTAAAAATGATGAAGAATATAAAAAATTAGAAGAAGAGATGTTAGAATATATAGAAAATAATAATAAATTGACAAAGGTAGGAGACGCAATAAAAGAAATTCAGGGAAAAACGGAAGAGATAGAAACAGTAACAGAAATTGAAAATAAACCTGGTTTTGAAAATTTAAATGAAACTGAAAAAAAGGAACTAATAAAAGAGGCAGTATCAACAACAAAAGGACAAGGGATGGTAGAAGGAGTAACAAAAATTTCTGATAAAATTAGTTCAACAAAAAGTAAGGAAGATTTATTAAATTGGTATAATAGTAGATTAGATGAAGTAGTAATGAGTCATCAAAATGAGAGAAAAATAAAAAAGGAGGAAAAAAATAAAGAAATAAAGAAAGGTGGTGGTGTAATAATGTCAAGAAGAACAGAAAGAGAGCAAGTTACAATAGTTCCAAAAATAACACTGGACCAAGTAGTAAAACAAAGAATGTCTGTAAATAAAACTGTAAAAAAATTTAAAAAATTTAAAAAATTTAAAAAACTTAAAAAACTTAAAAAATCCAAAAAAAGAACGAGAAGAAGATGAAAATTGATTTAAATATTTTTTAATAAATAGTATTTATTGATAAATATGAATATATATACAGTAGGTAATAATTTAGAATTATTGAAAAATTATAAAGATAATAGTATTGATATGATATATTTTGATCCACCATATAATACAGGTCGTAACTTTTATAATTTTAATGATAAATTTAAAACAAAGGAAGAATATATACATTTCATAAAAGTAAGATTAATAGAAGTTCATAGAATTTTAAAAAAAACAGGTTCGGTAATAATTCATATTGAACCAAAAATATCACATTATTTTCGAATATTATGCGATGAAATATTTGGGGATAATAATTTTACTAATGAAATAATTTGGAAAACAGGAGGAAATGCGAAAAATAAAAAAAAACTAAATAGATGGCATGATACAATAATAGTTTATTCAAAAAGTAAAAATCAAAGGTTTAATCCACAATATGAACCGTATGGTGATGATTATAGAAAAAATAATAATGTGAAAGTATGTGAATATCATAATAAAGAGTATGTAACAACTGCAATTCATAATTCACAACCAAATGTTAATCCAAGAATGAATTTAAGATATGAGTGGAATGGTCATCATAAACAATGGTATGTAACTAAAGAAAAGATGGAAAATCTTCACAATGATAATAGATTATCATATAATAAAAAAGGAGTTCCAAGAATTAAAAGATTTTTAGATGAAATGGAAGGAATTCCATTAAGAGATTTATGGACAGATATATCTAATACTCAAAGGAAAGAAAAATTAGATTATGCTACACAAAAACCAGTAAAATTATTAGAAAGAATAGTAAAACTTTATTCAAATGAGGGAGATATATGTATGGATATATTTGCTGGCTCAGGAACACTAGGTAGAGCTTGTATAAATCAAAAAAGAAAATATTTATTAATGGATATTAATGAAGATGGTAAAAGAATATTTGAAGAGAGTATATTAAAATTGTAATTATTCATTAGTTGATATTGATTTATCTTCATACATTTTTTTCATAACTTCAATAGCACGTCCCTTATATTTGTCCTGAACATTAGCAGGGACACAGGCGCGACAATATCCTGGTTTTTTTGTATCTTCAAGCTCATCGATAGGAATAGCCATAAATTCCCAACAATTTAGGTCAGCAATATTATCTCCAGGAATAGCGAAAAGAGCTACATCAAATGAATTAATAGCGTAACGAACTTGTCCATTTGCGGCACCAGCATTCGCATTTTTACCAGTAGAACGTCTGGTTTGTTCCATATGTAATTTAGGTCGATTGGTTGCTTTATTTTTTCCACCTCTAAACTTAACTTGAATACGAAGACCATTATCAGTAATACGATCATATTTTTCCTGTTGTCCTTCATTATCATCAGAAGAAGGTTTAGTGTTAATACAACAAATATCATTAAGCCATTCAGGAACAATAATACGCTCAGAAGTATAAGCTAGAAACTTTCCAATTTCTCGTGTGTCTCCTTCCGCAATTAGTTCTCTAAATCCCAACGCAACACATTTTGCTAGGTCCATTTCACGTGGCATAATTATAGATAATATAATATCACTTGTTTATTGTCATTTATTTTGCTTCAATTTTATAAAATCTGTTCTTTATATAGATATAATGGTTAAAATTAAAATCAACTACGATGATTCAACGTCTTCTGTTGCTGAATACAAGGAAAATAGCTGCATTAAAATTAGGTTGGGTTTTAATAAATACATAACTATAGAAGGTATATTTTCTGAAGATCAAAATGGTAAAATGAAATTCTTTCCATCAATTGGAGATAGAGGACAAGACTCTGAAATACATTTACATGGGCGGGAATTTGAGGTAGAAATGGTTGATGGGGTTGTAGTAGGAATTAATAAGCCAACTTCTAATGAATTAATGAAAATATGGGAGTGTGAAGAAAGTTATGGTGACGATGATACTAGTTTAGGTGTGGGTATAGGGTCCTCTGGAGAATCCAAACACCCAGAATCAAAACAAGCAGATATAGATATGGATATGGATATGTTCCTGGGCGCCGCCGGAGGAAAGAGAAAAGGTGGAGGAAGGAAAAAGAAAAAGCCAAAAAATCCACCAAAAAAGAAAACGAAAAGAAAAAAAGTAAAAAAGCAAAAAAATGAAATATCAATATCTCTAAGAAAACAGATAAAAAGGGAATTAAAAAAAAGAGGAATCGAATATGGTAAAAGTGCAAGTTTATTAAGTACACAAAGTCCTATAGATATAGTTATAAATGATTTTAATGGAAACGTAGATGAATACATAAATAGTTTAGTAAAACCAGAAATAAAAAGTGATATGGATTTAGTATTAGAAGCACTAGAAGATAGTGATAGTGATGATGAATATAAAGGAGGAAAAAGACGACAAAGAAAAAAAAGAACTAAAAAAAAGTCACGAAGAAAGAAAAGAAAAACTGTCAGGAAAAAAAGAAAGAGAAAAAATAGAAAATTGAAATGATTTTATATGTTATAATATCTAAGCATAACAACATGTCGTCCTCTCCCAGAAGTGCAACTCAAATTAACAAGATGGAAAATTTTGATTTCACAACCTTGACAAGTCATGAACTTGAAATATTGGATGATTTTACTACTGGAGAAGGTAATTTAAGATTACCCGAATTAATTAATTCTATAATTAAAGTATTTAAAAAAGTTTGGACAGAAACGGATATTAATGTAAAGGCTGGACCTGCTACAGAATTTATTGATTTTTCAGAATATCAGGGTAGTAAGGCTAATAATCCTATGTATAGTTTGCTTATCTTAAGATTGACACTAAAATTTGCTAAGGAACAGGGAAATGAAGATATGAGAAAAGACATTTTAGATAAAATGGCGGTAGAGTGGAGAAAGTTTTTGGACTGGTTTGATTGGCATAATGATGAGGAAGAAGAAGGTGAGGAGAAAGAGGAAGAACCCCCCGAGTTCGACGTGAGTAGAACAGAGTTTGCTCAATACAAGACTTTCCAAGAGGGGTATGCGGGAATGCCTGATTGGTTTAGGGTTGATGACACCAAGGCTAATGAGATAATGAATAGATATAATGATTTGGCGGCACATTATGGATACTAAATAAGTTTGTTATAATGAATATTATAAAAAACTTAAAAAAAGGCACTAATTAATAGTGCAAGTAGGACATCTTGCCTGAATATTTTTTATACACCCTATATCCTATGCGTCATCTGTTTTCTGCTCCTTAGCCGTAAAGAAGGGCTTATCTTGAAGAGCAGCGCGAGAAGCAGCATCATCTACAACCGGCTCTACAGTAATCTCACAAACAGGAGACCAGTTAAGCATCCAGGAATTAAGAGCAGCATGATCGTCAGTATCACAAATACAAACACCACCAGCTCCACTTAGACGATGCCAACGTCCAAGGACCTTAATCTTGTCACCAGCATCCTTTAGGTCATCTTCAGGTGTCATATTACCAAAAATATTCCAACAGTCAACGCGTGCGGATTGAGCAATACTCCAAGAAATCAAATAAAGCATTATATTGTATTTATATGATGATTTCTTTAAATTAATTTTAATAAGTTAAAATTTAAATTCTAAGTAATATATAATAGGATGCCAATCAATTATCCAAGCGCGCTTCACGGCTGGCCTAGTGCGGGGACTCCGACGGGTTATGGCCTCAGCGATCGAAAGAAGAAGAGACGTGCGATGAGAGCACGAGCAAGAGCAGCAGCAGCAAGAGCAAGAGCACGAGCAAGAGCAGCAGTACCAGCAGCAGCAGAAGAACAGAATTTATATAGACAGTTATTAAATTTAGAGGATAGACTGCGAAAAGAACAATATGATGCGTTGGAAGATGATGATAAAATTAGAATTGAGGGATGGTGTAATCAGTTGGTGCCCTGCGCCCAAAGTGTGCAAACAGCAGAGCCGCTCGGTAGCATTCCAATTGCGCAAGTTGCGACCTTCGACACGGGAGGTGGAAGAAGAAAGCGACGAAGAAAAAAGAGAACTAAAAAAAAGTCACGAAAAAAGAAAAGGAAAACCTTGAAGAAAAAAAGAAAAAGAAGAAGAAAAACCCGTCGATAATTTTTTTTAATTTTATTTTAGTAAAGTAAAGTTAAAAATAATTTTCTCTCCAGATAAAAAAAGATAAGTTGAAAATATATAAAGATTATTTGAATATATTGTTTTATAATGTTTATATATTTATTCTTACTATCACCAATAGCATATTTTTCAATTAATGTATTTTTGAAATATTATAAAAATAATAGTAAACCAAAACAATATTCACAAAAGAAAAAGTTATCAGAATATTTACCATCACATAATATACGAAAAGGTTTTTCCAAAAAGAAAATACCTGATAATATTGATACAATAATAATTGGTAGTGGTATTGGTGGGTTAACATGTGGAGGTTTATTATCTAAAAGTGGTCAACGAGTTTTGGTTTTAGAACAACATTATATTGCGGGTGGTTGTACTCATGCATTTGTTGATAAGGGTTTTGAATTTGATACAGGCATTCATTATATAGGAAATATTGAAAAAAGGAAAAAAGTTCTTGACTTAATTACAAGTCCAAAAGTAGAATGGGATAAGATGGGAAATTCTGATAACAATTGGTTATATGATGAAATTGTTATAGGAAAAAATCATTATTTTTTAAAGGCAGGCAGAAGAGAGTTTTTAAATGAAGTAAAAAAATATTGGCCTGAAGAGATAGAAAACGTAGAAAGATATCTTGATTATGTAAAGATTGTTAGTAAAAAGGATATATTTTTTAATTTAAAAATATTACAGTGGAGAAAACTGGCAACATTTTTGAGTAAATATTTAAGCAAATCATTTTTTAAACATACTCAAGAAACAGCACTCGAAGTAGTCCAACGATTTACAAAAAATAAAGATTTACAGGCATTTTTATGTGGTCAGTTTGGGGATTATGGTAAATGTCCAAGTAAAGAATCTTTTTTTGTTCACGCATCTGTTGTTAATCATTATTTGAATGGCGCGTGGTATCCCAGAGGTGGTTCTGCTAAATTAGCAGAAAATATAATTCCTACAATAGAAGAAAATGGTGGAGCAGTTTTAGTTAGGAAGGCAGTTGATAAAATCATTATAAAAAATGGTAGAGCTATTGGTGTAAAAATGGTGAATGGTTATGAAATATTTGCTAAAAATATTATATCAGCAGTTGGTGCACCAAATACATGGAAAAGACTTGTTCCGAGTGAATATGTTCCCCGTAGTATTTTAAGTAAAATTGATAATTTAGGTTTATCATGTTCATTTACCTATGCGTTTATTGGTATGGAAGGTGAGCCAGATGAATTAGAACTTCGTAGTAGTAATATTTGGCATTGGCCTCATAGAGACTTTGATAAAATGATTAAAGATTTTCATAATGATCCGGATAATGCCCCTATTCCTATGTTTATCGGGTTTCCTTGTGCAAAAGATTCAACCTGGAAAACAAGATATCCTGGAAAATCAACAGCTGTTATACTCACACTCTCTAAATATGATGAATTTGAAAAATGGAAAACAGAAAGACCAGGAAATAGAAGTGATGAATACAAGGCAAAAAAGAAGCGATATGGTGATAGAATTTTAGAGGAGGGTTTGTATCACTATTATCCTAAAACAAAGGGAAAAGTAACATATTGTGAGGTAGGAAGTCCATTAACATTTAATCATTATATTGGTTCTCAACGTGGCGAGTGTTATGGATTAGATAATTCCCCAATTCGATATTCGCATGATGATTGGCTTACTCCAAAAACAGCAATAAATGGATTATATATGACTGGACAAGATATTACAACATTAGGTGTAACAGGTGCTATGATGGCTGGTGTATTAACTGCACATTCTGTATTAGGATATGGAACAATTTTAGATATGATATCTGGTAGAAATTTAATTAGGGATTTAGAAAATATAGACGCATAAAAAAGAGAACTATAAAATATATTTTTTTTAATTTTATTTTAGTAAAGTAAAGTTAAAAATAATTTTCTCTCTTGCCTGAATATTTTTTATTGAAAAGGTTTTAAAAAGCTCTTTGATTATGTGTCATATCTTTAAAATTTTTATTTTTTTTCTTAGAATAATTAATATTAGAAATTGTATTATTCATATATTTAAGTGAATTTAAATGATGTTTTAATTCTTTTTTAGTGTAATATGTGATAATATGGCGTTGGAGATTATACCATGAAGTTTCTGGGCAGAAATTAACCCAATCTGGAAGCCTTTCGTCGGGGCCCCACCAGTCATGTGTTTTATGGAGAGAATATGTTTCAATATCAATATAATGTAAATAAGGTGTGCGATTACGGATATTTGAAAACAATTGATACCACAGACGCGCCACAAAGTTGTCAGGATGACTATATACCCGTACGAGATTACGTGTATTATCCTCTCTGTATGTAATTAAATGTCCATCATGGACATCATCGTATCTTGGTTCCCAAATAGGACAACCATTGCCCTGAACCCCACCTATAATTTTTGACGGGGAATCAAAATTACTAAAATGAACATCATATATCCGCCGATTGCTTTTAGATTGATGGCCATGACAACGAATAAATTCACGTTCCCATGTTTCATCCCAAGAAGTTCGTAATTCATTTGTTAAATAATATCTTTTATAAATAACATATTTAAATCTTTTTTTAATTTTTGTATTTCTTTTTTTCACAATGGTTCCAATTTCATATGGTTCTAATCTTTCATCTATGGTGGGAGGGCGATGATATACTTCATTTTCATAATCATCGGGTATAAAATCATCCTCGGGAACCTCTTGTTTTTTATCTTCAACTTTTATAATTTTATTATTAAATTTTATTTCATAAAATTTTTTTCGACACAGTGGACAACTATTTTCAGTCTCAGACCATTTGACAATACAATCCTCACAAAATTTATGTGCACATGAATCAATTGATGCGTTAGCATCTTTTTCATCGGCACATATTGAACAGGAGTTCATGTTAAGGTTATTTATATGATAAGATATCATATTAAAAATATGTTTCAATTTTCTCTCCAGATTTTTTGAATAAACTTTAAAAAGAGAACTAAAAAAGGTGACTATAAAATATATTTTTTTTAATTTTATTTTAGTAAAGTAAAGTTAAAAATAATTTTCTCTCCAAATAAAAAAAAGAGGAGTTGAAAAATATAGTAAGAAATAAAAAAATAGTTGAGTTAGAGATAATTATATA